CGCCTTGTCCAATTCGGGATGGATCGGAATCCACAACTCGGCTCCGGTCTTTTCCTGGATGACATGGATCATGTCGCCGGAAACATCGCTTCGGTGCATTCTAGCGCAATCGCCGACGCGCTGCGCGGTATAGAGCAGGAGCGCATAGGCCAGCCGCTCCCGCGTGCCCAGACGCCATTTGTGCTCGTATTGGCGAAGCTCGGCTTCGGTCCAACTATGGTGCTCGCCGATCTTGAAGGGCTCGATGTCCGTTACCGGATTGGCAGAGATCAATTTGGCCTTGACCGCGAACTTCAGCGCGCGATGCAGGGCCTTCTTGGTCAGGTTTGCCATGGCCGGCTTGTCGCGGCCGATCCGCGCAATGATGCGATCGACCGCATCCGGCGTCAGCAACGCCGCCGCGCGGTGTCCGTGTTCTCTGGCCAGCGGATCAAGGGCGGCGCAATAGGCCTTGCGGGATGATGGCTTCAGGTTGAGGAATAGCGGCGAGGCTTTGAAGGCCGTGATCAGTTTGGCGAATGACCCGTCGGCCTGCTGCCGCACGATCGCGACCGGCTGATGCGCCAGATAGGCTTGATAGGCCGCGGTGAATTCCGGCGCCAGCGGCGAGCCCAAGGGCAACGGCCCCACGTTCTTGCCGTCCTTACGGAAATAGCGGCGCGGTCTGCCGTGGCGGTCGGTGTATTCGTTGACGTAGTCCATCTTGATCTTGGTCATGACGGCTCCTCATTAAGCGTCATCCCATGTTGCGAGGCCTGCGCCGGTTTGTCCAGCGGCGGGGAGGGTGGCATCCCCGACCTCAACGGTGAACGAGCCGTCACGATTGAAGGATACCCCCCGCACTTTCAGCCCGGCGCTTGTCGCGGCCTCTACGGCGCGGCGCACCTGGGCCTTAGTGAAGGGGATGGCGCGGGTCACGGCTCTTTCCCCAGCGCCGCGTCGATCATGGCATGCCATGCGGGACTCGTATTCATCGTGCCGAGATAATAGGCCCCAGCCGCGCGCATCGTCGGCGTCATTTCGCGCATCGCCTCGATGGCGGCGCGAGCTTCTTTACGGTAGGCTTTTTTTGCGAGGAAACTTATGTCGTCAAAATCGCCAAACCCTCGAATCGCCCGCGCCACCCGCTCGATCATGTCGGTCGGATCAGTCATCGCTCTTCCCCTCGCTCAGCGCCGCGTCGATACAATCCAGCGCCACCATCAATTTCAGCCAACGGCAATAAGCCAAGTGATGCACCGGGTCCGGTGACTTAGTGTTGCAGTCGCAAGACCCGATAGAGGCCGCGATGATCGACATCTTGGCTTGCTCTAATGGCTCCCGCATCGCCGCGATGGCGGCGCGGGCCGCGAGCCGCCAATGTGTCCGCACTTCTTCCGGCTGATCGTCCCATCTGGCGCGGATCTGCGGACTAACCGCCGAGTCCATTATCGCCGCCGCTACCCGCTCGATCATGTCGTCGCTCATGGTGACAGCACGATCCCGCGGCGCTCGAGCTCGCCGTCGATCGCGTCGAAGATCGCCTGCGCATGCATTTGGATCATCGCCGCCGCTCCACTGAACCATCCATCTTGCGTTTGAATCCGCTCGCCTTCGATCCGGCCATCGGCGGTCCCTTGCGCCGCTTGAGGCCGAGATGGTTCAAGCGCTTGCGATAGACCTTCGCCTTCTCGGCGACGTCGGCCGCGGTCTTGGTCTTGTGGTGCGCCTTCAGCAACGTCCGCAAATTGCTCTCGCGGTTCTCGCCGCCATTGATGATGGCGACCTTGTGGTCGGTCTCCCACTTGTCGCCCGCGAAGATCGGCCAGTCGCATCCGCACTGGCAGATTCCGCCGTCGCGCTCGAACTGACGAACGCGCACGCGGAGCGGCACCGGCGTGTCGGGCGTCTTTCCGATCCATTCGTCCCGAGCGCGGCAAATCACTTGTCGCGCTCCAAAGGCTTAGGGCCGTAGTAGAGCGAGAGCGCCGCCAGGACGACGCCGAGCAGCACGCCGCCGCCGACCGCGGAGAGGAGACACGTAGCGACCATCAACATGCGTCACCTGTTGTCGCTGCGGCGGCGGGCGAGCCAATGCCGCGCGGTAAATTTCACATCCTCGTCCATCTCGGTCGCCTTGTTCACGACCCAGTCGAGATAGGACGGGTCGACCTTGCTCCATGGCGTGCCCTTGTGCTTTCCGAACTTGATTGCGCCGGGCAACAGCGAGGGCTGGTCGGTCCACTTCACGAGATCGTCGACGGTCGCCATGTAGAGCGCGCGCTTGAGAATGTGCGCGGTGACGTATGCGTCGGGTCCGGCGCGGTGCGGCGGCATTGAGCACAATTCGACGAAGCCCTCGTCGTCGTCGACGCCGAGATAGTAGCGAAGCGTTTGATTCTGGTAGTTCGGGCTCTCGGGCCAGAGCCGCATCGCGATCTTGCGCGTGCAGATCCACGGCATCGGGCACATCCAGAGCGCGCGCTCGAACTTGGCGTTGTGCGCGACGTAGACGTTGGGCGTTCCCCAACCGTTGTTCGCCTCCCACAATTTCTTCAGCCCTTCGTCGGCGGGCGGGGCCGAGGCCACGTCGTTGTCGCTGATGTGATGGACCGCCCGTGTCTCGGGCGGGATCGGGCGGCCCGGGTAGACGAGGACGTCGTTCGGCGTGAGGACTGTCACTTTGCCGTCGCCGACCCAGACGTCGCACCAGCCGATCTCGCAGATGCCGGCGTCGGGCGGAAATCCCGTCGTTTCAAAATCAACAATCCTAAGCAGCATGCTTGGCCACCATGATTTCCGAAAGTGGAATCGTCCTGAGTTTCTCGAGCTCGACCTCGAACTCGCCGGGCTTCAGCTTGCCCTTGTCGCGCTTGACGGTGAGGGTTGCGACGCGCCGCATCCATTCGCGCTCAGCCTCGTTGAAGTCGGGGCCGATCATCTGAGTGGCGTTGTGATCGCGCGTCGGGACCGACATGGCCCGCGTGGTCGGGCCGGTCATCTGGACGATGTAGGTGTCGCGCCAGTCGGGCGGCAAAAGCGACGGCGCTTCGATATAAGCAACGCCCGCGGCACCTCCAGAAGGATAGGGGGCGTTGGATGACGCCGCGGGCGTATCCGTCCGGTCGCTGTGGGGTGGACTAGGTTCAGCGGCGGACGAATTAGAAACTTGAGCGGACAGCGTCGACACATCGACACCGATCATGTTGGCGACGTGCTCGAGAACGTCGCTCTTCGATTTCTGAAACTCTTCCCGGTTCATGGCGCCGGGGCCGGTCGTCTTCTGCGACTTGGCGACCGCGATCGTCACCACGTCGTTCTGCACGATGACGACGGCGGACTCGTCAAGCCGGCCGGCAACGGCGGCGACCTGGGCCGCGACGTCGGCGCTCTCGCAGGCGACGGTGCGCTCGATCGCCCAGCCGGTATTGATGAGCGCCCACTTCCGCAAGTGATCCGGATCGGGGAAGCGCTTAGACATTTCCTCGGGCAGGTTCTTCCAAGCCTCGCGGATCGCCGCGTGATAATGGTTCTGCGATTTGGTCGATCGCTGCTCGTGAATCTCGATGGTGTAGTCGCGACCCTCGGCGAACAGCCGGTCGAACAGCCAAGGCTGTTTCGGCACCAGCGCGCCGTCCTTGCGGGTCACGTCGAGGGGGCGGGACTCGGTCATGCGTCGGCCCGCCTCTTCCGCGAAAGCCTGTCGAGCATCTTCGTGAACACGCTGATGTCGGTCTTGCGCTCATTGACGGGGCGGAATGCCACGATCGGCCAAGGTGCATTTTTCAGAAGATCGCAGGGGCAGGTGACGCTCGCCACCTCGCGCAGATGAATGCTGGGGCCGTAGGTGTGCGTCTCGAAGCCGGCCACGGTGTAGATCTTGCCGCGCTCCGGCGCTTCCTTGATCTGCGGGCAATAGGACATGATGTCCGTGAGAGGAATGATGCAGACGACCTTCTGGCCGAGGCGGTTGATCGGGTTCACGACATCGTCTCCCGCACTTCGGCCACCACCAGACGCAGCGCCTTATCTGATCCGTCCAGCAGCTCGTCGATGGGCTCGCCCTCGACGTCGGCGACTCCGATCATCATGCAGCCGGTTGCGATCGCGAGCGCGGCGGGCGCGCTGGTCGAGCGAAGGTTGCGTGCGATCAGGAGCTCGATGATCTCCTCCGCAACCTCCATGGTCTGGCCTTGGCTCATGATGACGCTCCCAGTTCGGCCGACGCCTTGAGGTCCGCCGCCAGCGTGCTCGGGCCGCCGTAGCGGCGGACGTGCTCGGCGGTCTGGGCCAGCTCGACGTTGAAGCGGGCGACTTCGGCGGCGAGGTTCTTGATGTACTTTTCGTCGCGGTAAACGCGACGGAGGTAGAGCGGCATCCGGGGCCAGTAGGCGACGAAGTCGATCCACTCGCGCTCGCAAACCCAGAGCGCGCCCTGGCATTGCGCAACGTGCTCGGAGGGAATGCCGCCCTTGAGGATGACGTCGGCCAGGATGTGCGGCTTCTTGGTCTTGATCTCCAAGATGCCATCAGCGCCGATCAGCGCGTCCGGGCTGCAGCCGACGTTGCCGTTGCGAATGAAGCCGACGCGGGTCAGCTCGTACTCGGTGCGCGTGACATAGGCGTCGCGCGCATCCGGCTCCATGGCGTGGCCGCGCTCCATGTCCTCGTTGGTGATGGACTCCGCGGGCATGCCGGTGACGCGCTCGCCGACCAGCTTCAAGAGGTAGGCGCGCCGGGTCTTGCCCTCCCCCTTGGCGAGCACGTCCTTGAACGAGGACGCCGTCGGGATGCCGGCGCGGGCGGCGTACCATTCAGGCGAATTTTGCGCGCAGTCGTAAACTTCAATCACAGCGGCGACCTCTTGGCTTCGAGCCCGGCTTTCACGCTCGCGTACTTCGCCGCCGGGAGCTGAGCGATGTCCGCGATCTTGAAGTAACTGCAAGTCTTGGAGAGGTCGGCGCCGACGTCCGCTGCCAACTGCTCGAGCTCGGTCGCCTGCTCCTCCGTGATGATCGTGTCGCCGGCGGCGTTGCCGTCGTCGTCCACCCCGAACGCGATGTTGAAGATCATGCCGAGCAGATAGCGTTTGCCGTAGGTGAAGGCCGAGCCGTGCGCGTGCGTCTTGGTCATCACGTCGTTGCCTTTGGCGCCCTTGCCATCGGCGGGAATGTCAACGTGATAGACGCGGGTGTGGCTGATCTTGGCGCCCTTAACGGTGTGGGTGAGGTAGCAGATCACGCGCACCATCTCGGTGCCGACCGTGCCGACGTCCTCGTTGAACGACGGCGCAAAGCCGGCCGCGGTGTAGAGCGGGCGGATTGCGCGATCGAGCGCGCCGTAGGTGGCATAGCGGCTCCTGGTCGAGGCGTTGGCGGCGTCGGTCGCGATGCGGCCCATCTTGGATTGCACCTCGGCCATCGCGGCATTGAAGGCGGCCTCGGCCTCCCTCTCGGCGAGCTTGATGGCGCGCTCCTCCTCGTGGTCGCGAATGCCGATCAACGCCTGCATCTTCGCGACGTCGATGTTCGGGTCAGACGCCGCGCGCCAGATCAGGTCCAGCATGGAGGTCGGCGCCGGCGCGATCTGCGGCGCCATCGGCGGGCAGGGAGTTTGGATGGTGACGGCTTGCGCCTTCGGTTTCGGCGCGCGCTTGGGCTTGGCCGGCGCGGGCGCGGCCGGATCGTCAACGATGGTCATGACTGGGACTCCTTGGGAATGTGGCGCGGATCAGGACAGCACCTTGTGAGGGTCGAGCGTGTCCTCGATGATGGCGATTGCGTCGCTGCAATCGACCAGGCCTTCGTCGCGCAGCTCCACGAAGACGTGGTTGACGCGCTTGAGCAGGCGCGTCAGCTCGTCATTGCGCTCATAGGCGGCGGCAAGTTCGTCAGTCATAGTTTGCCTCTTACTGCTTGGTGGAAAACGAAAAGACCGCCGAGCGCGATGAACCAGATGATGCAGTTGGCGATCATTGGGAAACTCCCTCGTATCGTCGAAACTGCGTCGGCTTGCGCTTCTCGGCGCAGG